TTAATTGAAATGGATCTGCAAGTGCACCTACGCTACCTCCTAACATCTGCATTGTCGAAGCCATTTCAATTGCAGACTCAGGATCAAACGCCTTTTCTGCAGCTTTAGAAGCTATTTCCATACTGGACCCAACCCTTTGAGCTTGAATTGCCATTTTGGTTAAACCTTCGATACCATTTTTAAATCCATAAAGTTGTGCCTTATATACGTTGTCTGAGACCGTTTTAGTTAAAACTGAAGCATCAACACCATATTTTTTAGCGGTCTGCATAATTGTGATTAATTTTGCATTTGCAGTTTCTTGACTCATACCAAACTGAACAAAGTTAGAATATAAAGCGCCAACCTCTTTTGCTCCGACACCTAAAGCCTTACCTAATAATAATGCATTCATGGTGTTATCCTTAGTCAAAGACGACATTCTTTGACTTCCTGCTTGAATTGCCGTAATATATTCTTTAGCATCACCATACGCAAACCCATATTCTAAACCTTCTTTATATACATCAAACATTATTTGTTGGATACTCTGTAAGTTTGACTGTAATCCGTTTGCAACTTGTAGATTTAATTTTTTTGCGTCATTTTCTAATGTTAAAAAAAATTTCTCAATCCTTAATGGATCAAAAGCCTTTGACATTGCAACTTCCACATCTTTAGCAAATGTTAAACCTTTCGCCCCACTAGCGGCTGACGTATCAAAAGGATCTGTCGATGTGGTCTCTAACCAATACATAATTGTTTTTTATGATAAATATTTAAGATTTTCTTTTTTCAAATTCTTGTATTAGTAATTCAATAAAATACTTTCTCTGATATGTTGGCATATTCATTAAGTCCCAATAAGAAAATCTTGCATGTCTTACTAGATAATAAACTTCGTTTAATAAACTTTGCTGGTAATTAGAAGAAAGGGCGAAAAAATTCTACCCCAAAGGCGATTCTCACATCTACCATTTCTCCTGACGGGGCCATAACTTTTCTATCTAAATTTAGTTTAGGTTCACATTCAGTAATGAACTTTCTTAATTCTTTTGAGTCTGATATTGGCATTTGGGAAATAAACTTAGCAATTTTTCCTTTATCAGTGTCTCCATCTAATTCTACTATTTGATTTTCTAATTTTTTTGTTATGATTGGTGCAACCATTCCTGGTGGGTAATTTTCAGAAATCTTATCTATTTGTTGTTGTTCACCCATACTTAATAACTTAACTTTAATTTTTTTGTTACTTTTAGGTAATAAAAACTCAAAGTGTCCGTTATCGTCAGGTAAAAATTTAGGTTCTAAATAATCAACCTCATCAATTAATATTGTTGTATCAAAATCTTTAAATGTTCTAGGATCGGTTAATTTAAATTCATATTCAGGACCAAAAGCGGTGTTTCTTAAAAAAATTAATACCGCCTGAATGTCACAGTCTAACATTTGGTCGACATTAAATCCCGGTTCATAAATTTTTTGTCTAAGTAATGTTTTTACAATACCATCTCTATTGTTTTGAGACATTAAAATATTTTCGTCATTTGCAGTTAAATAACCAACCTTAATTGATTCTTTTCTTGGTTTGTAAAAAATACCTTTTGACGGTAATTTAATTACATCATGTGGTAAATTAAAATCCATTTGACCGTAGTGTGCCGCTTCATCCATAGTTTTTTTATTATAAAAATATATTGACTTTATTTAATGTAAATAAAAAACCCACCTTAAAAAGATGGGTTTTAAAAAAATTAATATATGAAAAAAATTAATAAACTAAAATACATCTATCAGGTTGAATTGTTAAAGAAATGTCAGCTAATTCATCACCTCCGTAACCTACTTCACCAAATGCTGCCTTTGTAATTAAACAATCCTGTAAAATCCATTTTTCAACAGCAACTCCTGTTGGGTCTAACATTTCTAGGTTAACATCTTTTTTGTACCCAGCAGCATAACCCATACGTCCTGTTACTGATTCAGCATGTAATCTCACCCATTCCATAATAGCTTGAGAAGCTGAAGGACCAATTGGATCTCTGAACTTAACAGTAATTTCACCCCATTTGAACGAACCTGACACATATGTTTCAGTGTTCAAAAATTTAATTTCTTTTTTTGTGATATCGATAGTTGGTCTTGAACCACTCTCAACGTACCAAGAGTTAATTCCCAAACTTGATTCAAATGTGAATATAAACCTATTTTTTCTTTTAGGTTCATATTGTATTGGCATTTTCATTAACAAACTCATATTGTCAAATTTTTAAAATTTTTATTTTTTTATTTATAAATATCTAGTATTAAATTTTTTTCTATTTACTTTCTTTTTTTTTAAAATATATATTCATTATAAATGCATTATATTTAATTATTGTATTTCTTTTCTTCCTCCTTTAGTTAAATATACATTAACTGGATTTTCTTCTGGATATTCTTGAGATAAAAATTCTTTCATCTTTTCTACATTTTTTGGGTCGTCGTCTGAAAAACCAATTTTTGGTCTAACTTTTCCACCTTTTATTGTTACGTCGTGTTTTTCTTTCCACGAAGTACTCATAGCCTCCATAAACGATTCATTGTCTAATACGTCATTTTTGAAAACAGCCCTATATCTAATCCCTAATGTTCTAACAATATCATCTACCATTACTTCACAATATGCTATAAATTTTCTCATAGCATCTATTTTTCCTTGTTCAGGATTTGATGCACTTCCAGCACCAAAAGATACCGGATGAAACTTACACATATCTAAATATTCTGTAATTAAATCCTTATCACTATAATTTAAATCACGAACATTTTCGTAAATATCATGTGTATCTAAGTTTCTATATTTTTTTAAATTTTCTATTAATGTTGAAGAATTGATTCCATTGTGATTTGAAAGTATATAATTTAAACAAGCCTCTTTTAATGTCTCAGGATTATGTCCTCTTGCGGTGATAATAGCAAACACTGAACCACCATTAAGACATTCCACAAAGTCATTCCACGAAGGACCTGGACTTGCGACCATTGAGTCAATTATAAACTTCTTATCTCCCTGTACTCCAAAATTTCTAAATGGGTCTGAAGCATAACCAACAATAGTTGTTCCTTTAAAATTAAAAGGTTCAACACCTATTTGGTGTCTGTGTTCTGCGAACTCTTCTGTAGACATAGGGACTTCTTCTTCATTTTCACTCATCAATATAATTTTTGTTGGCATAAATGCAATGTTGTCGTCCCAATCAAAAGCGTAGTATTTAAAATCGGGTCTACCTTCTTCGTCAAAACCTTCATTTAATTTTTTTTTATATTGATTAAATACGTGTTTTCTAATATTCATTTTTTGTTCAATTTTTCCAACAATATTTCTAACTGTGATTCAGTGATAATTATATTTTGTTTTTTATTAGAAAAAGTTTTTTTACTTCCCTCTTTAATGTTGAAAGCTTCTTTGATAATTTTTTTTTCTATTTTCATAATTATTTTTCTTATAAATATATAAATGGGGAATATTTCTACTCCCCATTAAATTTATTTTAATTATTCGTCAAATGACGCACCTGTTGGTGTGATTACAAACTCGATGTCGATATATTCTAACGCTCTTGTTGGTTTTAAATAGATTTTACCTGTTAAAGTATTAGAATCTAAATCTTCAGGAGTATTTGAAACAGTTACTCTAAAGTCAATCAAACCTCTATCTCTTCTAATTTGATCTAAGATTGGGTTTACTGAATCCAAGAAGTCTTGTCTTACCTTATCGTCGTTTTGTTCAAACAATAATCTTACCGCCACCGCTGAAATAAGTTTTCTAGCTTGTAGTAATAATCTTCTTACGTTTATTCTATCAAGTGCAGATTCTCTAACTTGTAAAGTTTTGTTACCCCAAATTAGTGTACCAACATCTGAGAAAGTAGCAATTGGATTCAATCTTCCTTTGTAAAGAGTATCTCTATCGTCTTGGGTTAACTTTTTACGTGCTTTAATAGCATTTACTAAACCTCTTGTATAACCAGCAGATGCGAACCAAGGGAACGCGATATTATCAGTTAACGCCATGTTTTTAGTAACCTCAGCTGTTGGTGGAAGATAAATCTGAGTATTATTAACTGTATCTCTTGTTAAAACCCACGGATAGTAAGTTGCGGTGTAACTAGAATCAATACCTGTATTTTCTAAATTGTCTACCGCACCTTGAGGGTAAATTAAACCTTCATTAATATCACTATATGTCGGTAAGAACAAATTAAAGTCAGGTGTTGTACAGATATAAATTGAGTCAGCTCTGTCCGTTTCTGTTATATCTATTGCGTTTTCTACTAAGTTAGAGTTATTAACATAATCAATACCTGGTGTTACAAATACGTTAATATTTGTTGATTCTGGATTAGCAAATGTTGATTGACCCCATCTGTAAGCGTAAAAGTCAGTATTTGCCCAAACTTCTTGATTAGGTCCAGTTATTTGTTTAAATGCTCCCCAACCTGTTGCTGTTGGATAAGTAATTGACGCTTCGGCCCCAAACTTATAACCTGATTGACCTAATTGGAAAGTATCTCCATTTGTTCTATACTCTCTATAGATATCCCAACCATCAAAACCACCATAAGCTAACAACGTAAATTTACGTGTTCTTAATTGGTAGTACGCGTTATCCGAATCTGTAGGTTCAGAACTAAACGGTGCAACCCCTACCTCAAATGCTGATTGACCTGAAGTTGAATATCCATTTGGAATTGTTACAACACTTGCATTTACATCTAAGTGAAATCCTTTTGTCATATAAGACCATTCAGGTCCTGTTGTATCTGTTCCTAAATTTGCCGGTAATTGTTTACCTTTATATTCAAAAAAGTCACTATCAATACCTGTAATATTAGAAATACCTAAATAAGCCTTTAATGGGTTTTCACCGTTAGAAATGACTGGATTGTCACCTCCATTTGTTGAACCGAAAGGTGGATTATATAATACATCACCTGGTTTATTATATTTTGTTTTGTAGAAAATGTTTGGTGATGTTGCATTTGCATAGCTTCTCATTACATAACCTTCAAATCCACAAGGTAGTGCATTTGTTGGTGCCTCGTCGTTCATATCTAACATAATATATTTAGATTTAACTTGATACTCACCATTAGATGTACCTATTCTGTTTGCCACATAGTTAGTTTGATTTGGATCCATAGAACAATTAGTGAAACTTTCAATAACTCTTACATTTTGGTCATTATCAAAGTAATCTCTAACTAAAACATCAAATGTGCCGTTATTAAATGATACATTTGCAATTGACAATTTTACTAATCTATTTGCCGCATTTCCATCAGAAATTAATACAAATCTAAATAACTTATAAACTTTATTACCTCTTAGTTCTGAAACAACATAAGGGGTTTTTGGTGTTTGGTATTGTTCTAAATAAAAACCAATTGATTGAGTATTAAGTGATTTAGCACTATCTAAAGCAATAAAATCACAATACATACCTCTAATTTTTCCTTCTCTATAACTGTTAAGTAACAAACTTGGATAAACCTCTTCAACAAATAATGGAACTTCAGTTCTATCTTTACCAAAATTACTTTTTCCAAAAACTTGAGAAATGTAATTACTATTTGACGAATCTAAAGACGTTTCAAAACTAAATGTATCGTTATCAAATGTTAAACCTGAAACAACAAATGTTGAGAATGGATCTTTTGTAATTGCGGAATAAACACCTGAACAAACCATTTGTGCGTTTGTTGTGGCAGATACTTCATATCTTGGACCATTTTGTGTTGATGAATAATTTGTTATACCTCTTGAACGAAGAGTTGCAATAACCATATCGTCATAACTTGAGAAAGGTGTTCCTGAATAAACAGTACCATAAACCGCACAAGTACCTGTATATGTTGTCGATGTTGCACCTGTACCTAACGCACTTAAAGCAGCCCCAAAACCAAATCCAAAATAACTTCCAAGACTACCTACTTTAGTATAGTCAAATAATGCATAGTACCAAGGATCATTTGTTGCTGCCGATAACGTAGCACTTGCTAAATTAACATTACTAACGCCAAATGTTTCACTTGTTGCAGAAACTGCATTACCAAATACAGTTGTACCTGTTACTTGGTTGAAAGTACTTGAACTTACAGTTCCCCAAAATACCGCGTTTCCTCCTGTTGCACCTGTACCACCATTAATAAATTTAGTAATTTGAGATGATATGTATGCTTGGAAATCCTCATTCAAAGAAGAAGTACCACCATTAAATGTCGTATACTCATTATTAAATAATGATGATAATAATGACGGAACATTTGTTACAGTAACACTGTTTGACGTTGCTGAGAAACTTAATGTTTGTAAAGGTGTTGTACCTGTCACTGAAATGGTTGATGGGTCAGGGTTTGCAATTGTTGTTATAGACCAAGACGGTCCCGCATCATAACCTGACAAACCTAAAACTCTTGTTACAAACAATTGATTTGATTGTGAAAGGTATGCTTTAGCAATGTATGATGCCTCATATTTAGGTATTTGTGTGTTTACAAATCTTTCAGGACTAGTACCTCCGAAATAAACTTGGTACTCATCGTAATTTGTAATAAAGATTGGTTCAAATGCCGGACCTTGAAGTGTTTCACCTACAATACCTAATGTAGTAACACCGACGCTTTGAGCCACAAAAGTTAAATCTCTTTCTGAGGTGTAGACACCTGGAGATACAAAAACTTTATTTGTTGAAGCCATTATTAAAAAGTTTTAATTAATTTATTTTATATATAAATACAATGATTTTTTGCAAAAAACTACGATGAAATATAATTATTTAAGAAACAGGATATTAAATTCTGCCTTTTTTCTGCCTTATTATTCGTATAAAAAAATGAAAAAAATTAAAAATATAAAGATATCTGAAGAGTCACATAAATTATTAAAAGAATACTGTGAAGAAAAGGGTTTAAAAATATATAAGTTTTTAGAAACCCTTATTAAAAAAACATGTGAAAAAGAAAAAGATATTTACGGAGAATAGCTAAACCAAAAATGCGGTTGCCTTTATAATTGACTCTTGATTTGGATCGTCTTTATATACTATAACTTTTAAAATATCCCCATTACTTATTTGTATTTTAGATAAATTATCACCTAAATAATTGTTATTAATAAAAACTGAATAAGAAGAAGAACAAGTAGTAGTTGCGTTTAATGTTCCTCCTGAAGATATTGTAAAATATGGTGACGTAGAACTTTTAACGCAAATAGAACCTTGACTTCCTGCAATTGTTGATCCTGTAACTGTAACACCAGAACAATTTACATAAGTTAAAGTATTATTAGTTGTTGAGGTATAATTAACATTATAACAATTAGTTACATTAGTTACGTTGTCAATAACGATGTCAGCATCATATCTAAATACTTCATTTAATTGTGTGTTTCCTGAAACAAATAATAAATCTAAATCAAAATTATCAGGTCTTGGTGGTTCTATTTTAACTCTTTTAGCTTTGTTTAATGTATCAACTTCTAACATTGTAAGTTGTCTTGTAATACCTGGCGAAACTTGAAATTCTGCTTCATCCAATAAGAAACCCATTAAAGTTATTTTATATGTTTGTATATAATATTTTCTTTTTTCAATATCTTTTACTGACTCGTCTGTTGGGTTCTCTAATTTCATTGGCATATAGTGACCCTTTATTTGTGTATAAGCCTGTTTAGAGGTAAATGTTTGCATCATTATTTTATTGAACTCATTTATCTCTCTCATTCTATTACAAAAAATCTTAACGTTATATGTAATATCAACAGGCACAGGTTGTGGTACTTTATAAACATCAACACCTTTTCTTTCGCCATTCCAAGTAGGTACAGAATAATAAAAAAATCTTAACCTATCAGGAATATTTGCAGCACCTCCTTGAAATTTACCATAAACAACTTCAGGTTGTCTAACAGTAATAACAAAAGGTAGTGATACGTTTTTATCTAAGTCTTGAAATTTCCAAGTCTCGGTAAACTGAGACCAACTTTGTGTTGTAATAATTTTATCAACTGTAGGGATAACTTTTCCATCAACAACTAATTTTAGTTTTTCTTTTACAAATTCTAAAACCCCCTTATCTAAATCAGCATGTAAAACACCTTTTGGTAGATATGTACCATCATTTATTACATCATCTATTAGTTGTTCTCTTCTTTCTTTACCTACTTTAGTTGGAACTAACGGAAGATACTTTTTTATTTGTTTTGGTAATGCCATGTTTAAATTCCTTTAAATTCGTCGTTTGTAACAGGAGCAGCAATTATTGTCCTATAATATTTTTTATAACCACCATATGTATGTTTCATATCTGAATTAACCCTTCCATCATTAACAACACTATAATATCTTACTTTATCTTCAGTTTCATAATATGCTAAATAATCCCCTAAAGAAATTTCAACAGCCAATTGATCTAACTGTGATTGGTATACACTAAATGTCATATTACCCGGTTCTAACTGAGATAGTTTAGTAGCCCCTAAATCTGAATTTGTTGGTGCATCTATTTTAACTAATCCCTTAACTTCAATAGGGGCTAAAAATTGTATACCATCAGATAACGCTTCACCATAAACATCGTCATTATTTGTTTTTTGTCTATCGACTCGATATAAAACAACAGTGAAGTTCATGTCACCTAATTGCCATTCCATACCCATCTCCATTTCTAGATTAAAATCTTCTTCAGAAAAAAACTTGTTTAATCTTGTAATAGGAACTCTGTTTTGTGCCATATAATATAAATACTTTAATTGATTTTTTTATATTATTTACTATTTTTATTTATAATATAATGGAAGAATTAATTTCAAAAACTCCTGAGACAAGGGCCCTTCAGTTATTAGATGAATATGAAGGGTCAAATAACTATATCTTAAATTTAAAACACAAAAAGCAAAATAGTAAATCATTTACACCAACTAGATCACAAGCAGAATATATTATTAACTTTCACGGAAGAACACCAAAGGTTGCCAAAAAATGGGTCAAATTAGATTCTTATTTTGGAAAAAAAATGATGGAAGATAAAATGTACACAAAAGAACCATCAGAAATATATGTTGAAAAATTACTTGTAGAAAAAGATAAGTCATATCATATATGGGGCAAAATATTTAGTGGAGATACTTTATATGACTTTTGGGTTCCAAAATCGGCACTCATTAAAGACAACGAAGTAAAAAACGTTGTTATTGAATATTCTAAATACGATCACAGAGCTCCGATGGATCACCAAAAAGAGGCGATTGAAAAACTTGTTAGAAATAAAAAGTTTATTTTGGCCGACGACATGGGACTTGGTAAAACAACATCTACAATTATTTCTGCACTTGAAACAGGTGCAAAAAAAATATTAATTGTTTGTCCTGCATCTTTAAAAATAAATTGGCAACGTGAAATTGAAAATTATTCAGATAGAACCGTATATATTGCAGAAGGTAAAAAATTTTCAACTGAATCTGATTTTGTAATAATTAATTATGACATATTAAAAAACTTTCACGACCCTAAAAAGAAAGATGAGTCAATAATTTTAAACTCTAATTTTGATTTGGTAATTATGGACGAAGCACATATGATTTCTAATCCACAAGCCCAAAGGACAAAAATAGTAAATGATTTATGTGGTAAGGTTGAAAGGGTTTGGTTACTTACAGGAACACCAATGACTTCTAGACCAATGAATTATTATAATCTTTTAAGTTTAGTTGAAAGTCCTGTGGCAGCAAATTGGATGGCATATGCAAAAAGATACTGTAATGGATTTCAATTTAGTGTTGGAAAAAGAAAAGTTTGGAATGTGACGGGAGCGTCTAACTTAGACGAATTAAGAGAAAGAACACAAAGTCATATTTTAAGAAGATTAAAAGAAGATGTGTTGGATCTTCCTGATAAAATTATTACTCCCGTTTATTTGAGATTAAAATCAAAGGACTATGAAGAATTAATGGGTGAATATTTTAATTGGTATGATAATAACTCAGAAGAATCTTCATCTTTAACAATTCAGTTTGGAAAATTAATGAAAGTTAGAAAAGTAATTGCTGAAGAAAAAGTTAAAAATACAATCGAGTTAGCAGAAAACATTATTGAACAAGGGAAAAAAGTAATTATATTTACAAATTTTACTGACACATTAAAAACCATATATGAACATTTTGGAAAACAAGCAGTTTATTTAGATGGTTCTTGTTCAAAACCTCATCGTCAAAAAGCAGTAGACGATTTTCAAACAAATGATAAAATTAAAGTATTTGTTGGTAATTTAAAGGCTGCGGGTGTAGGTATAACTTTAACGGCAGCAGAAGCGGTAATTATGAATGACTTATCATTTGTTCCCGCAGAACACGCACAAGCAGAAGATAGATCACATAGAATCGGACAAAAAAATTCAACGTCAGTTTATTATCCATTATTTGAAAATACAATCGAAGGTGTCATTTACGATATCCTTAATAGAAAGAAAAAAATAATATCAACTGTAATGGGTGATGATATTATGGACGACGCATCGGCAATTGAAGAAATGTTAAATTTAATTTCTACTAAACGGTGATATTTATAATACATGAATGTATCTTTTAAATTTGAAGGTGTAAAAGCAACTGAAAAACAAAAAAATCTTTTAAAGACATTTGTTAATTTTTTAAGAGGGAAATACCCTTTAAAAAATGATATTACTATCGAATTTCTAAATGATAGAAAAGATAATATGACTACAGGCCAAAGAAAAGATGACGGTAGACTTTTAGTTTTAGTTAATGGTAGATTAAATAGGGACATTTTAAAAACCATTTCACACGAATGGATTCATGAATATCAAATGACAATTAAAAAAAGAGAATTCACAGGTCATATTGGTGGAAAAAATGAAGATGAAGCAAACGCCCTTTCAGGTGCATTACAAAAACAATTTGAAAAAGAATATCCCGAAAAAGAAACTATTGTATTCAAACCATTCCAAAAGAAAATCGAAGAATTAGAAAATTCATTAAACGAAGAATCACCATTAAAAAGACAAATCATTTCAGAAATTAAAAAAATAAGTATAGAAAAATTACCTTATGATTTTGATTCGCTTGAAGATTTTATTGATACTGAAACCATGAAAACTCATTATAGTAAACACTACAAGGGTTATGTTGAAAAATTAAACGGTGAATTAGAAAAAATAAAAGGAAAAGATTTGGACCTTGAGGAAATAATAAAAAGAATTTCTAAGTTTAATCAAAAAGTTAAAAACAATGGTGGGGGCGCCTTTAACCACGCACTTTTTTGGAAAATGTTAACACCTAAACCAAATAAAATTGGTGATATAATTTTAAAAGAAATAGAAAAGAACTTTGGTTCTTATGAAGATTTTAAAACTGAATTTGAAGAACAAGCAAAAACAAAATTTGGTTCTGGGTGGGTTTGGTTAATTTTAACTAAAACTAATAGATTAAAAATAGTAACTACATCAAATCAAGACAATCCTTTAATGAATACTGAAAAAGAAAATGGTTATCCGCTCTTAGGACTTGATTTGTGGGAACACGCTTATTATTTGAAATACAAAAATCAAAGGGATAAGTATATAAAAAACTTTTGGAGAGTTGTTAATTGGGGGTTTGTTGAAGATCAATATACAACCCAAATCAAACTAAAAAAGTTTTAATCAGATATTTATTATAAAAATATCCTATGTCTACTGCAATAATTACTGAACCACAAAGAAGTAAACTATACAAAAGAATTAGAAATCTTTTGGGAGCACCTTTAAGGGGTGTTGAATTGGAAGATGAAATGATGGATTCGTTATTAGAACTTTCAATACAAGATTACTCACAACATATTAATGACTGGTTGATCGAATCACAGTGGTCGTCACTTTATGGTTTAAATTTAGACGAACAATCATTAACAAAGGCATTTACAACAAGAAGTCTAGATTGGGAAACACAATATACATATGCATATTCAAAAATAGTTGGTTTACAGGCCGGTGGTGATTACGTATTAAAAAAAGATTATATTGATTTAATACCAGGTCAACAAATTTATGAAATACCAGCAGGAAGAGAACTTAATGAACTTTTATGGTTTTCTAGGTCAGAATTAGATGCCGCATATTTTGACCCATTCATGGGTGGATTTGGTGGATTTGGTGGTATTGGTTTAGGTGGTGGTGCCGGTTTTTCACAAATGGGGACAACTGGAAATTATTTTATTACACCGGCGTTTGATATCTTACTTAGAATGTCTGATATAAGCGTTAAAAGAAGAATTATTACGGGTGATTTAACATATAGAGTTACTGCACTTCCTGAAGGTAAAAAAGCACTACACTTATATAATGTACCTGGTGGTAAATTTGATTTTGGAAATATTAGAAGAAATGATTATAAAGTTTGGTATTGGTACTATGATACTTTTGATAGGGAAGATTGTTTAGCAAAAAACCCTGATGTGGTTAGACTACCATCTGATGTTCCTATTGATGAAACAAGGTGGGACGAACTAAACTCACCAGCACAAACTTGGGTTAGAAGATGGTTTACAGCATATTGTAAAGAAACATTAGCAAGAGTTAGAGGTAAATATAGTGGTAATTTAAAAACCCCTGATAGTGAATTAACTTTAGAATACACAACATTACAAAGTGAGGCTAAAGACGAAAAGGCTATGTTGTGGGAAGAATTAAAAACAAGACTTGAAAGACTAAGACCTGAAAAACAATGGGAGATTAAAGGAGCAATGGCTGAAAACATGAATAAAGCATTAAAATATAGACCATTTACAAGTCCTTATAATGTTATATAATTTTTTATGGCAATTTTTAGAAGTCAACCGTCCTTACGTATTATTAATGGTAACACAATAGAAACTTCTGATTCGGTAATTGTTACAAATGAAAATTACACAACTAACGGTGAGTATGCAATTGTAATAAAAGGTGTTGAGAAATGCGTGTTACAATTAGACTCAAACACAACCGACCATGTTGTTGTTAAATCCTTAACAAATGTTTTAGTTACGTCTAATGAACTAATAGATGAAGAATTTAATGAAGTAGAACTTAGTTACGGTTCATGTGTTGAATTTAAAAAAATTGGGGACTTTTGGTATATTTTATCCTCAGATGGGTTAAAAAATTCTTAGTCAAATACTAAGGACATTAAATCTCCGTCTTCATCAAATTCATATAAATCATCATCATCAACAGAACGAGTAACTTTATTCTCTAACATTATCCTTTTGTTGTTTTCGACTCTTTCTTTATCGACCAATTCTAAAGTATTGTCAATATACATATAGTAAGGATCAATACCAACACTTTGCCAAAAAGTTATCTCCATATCTGAAAGAGTTAATACCTCATCTAATTGATCTTGATCTTTTTCTTTCATAGGAAACCCCCTACCCATTACTGTTTGTGATTTGGTGAATATTGGTTGGTCTTTTGGGTCCTCAATTAAAATGTCTTTT